CGTCAAAACCTTGGCGTGTTCTCTAACGGAGAATGGCCTACTTGTTCTGCTGACATGCCGGAGCCCGAACAGGTTACGAAAGTAACTTTAGTAGGTATACTTGTGTGTACCTGTAGGCGGGCTAATCCCCCTCCTACTTGTATTGTCTGATCTTCAAGAAGGTGATTAATATACTGTGGTTAAAGAAATATTATTATTTCCTTAACTCTTGGTACCTTAAGTCTTCTTTGGGATCAGCCGCCATCGATTCTTGGTTCGAGTTGATTCAGTTTAGGTTAACCCATAGAGGTTCCATAGATACAATAGGTTACATCAAAGGATGTCGCCTGGCGTATACTAGGTTTCTATGTGGAGATCCTTTACTTGAGTCCCCAGCCATTGGTGTTCGCTTAACTGCTGAAGGGCTACCCGTTGTGGGTGTCCTTACCGAGTTAATGCGAAGGGATGATTTGTCCAGTAAGAGGCTTAGTCACTCGCTATTGCTTGTGTCTAGGTTACTCCCTGGTACAAAGGATCCTGACCTTTCCACTGTAACCGCACCTTCAACCTCCGTGAATTCCGAATTATTTCGGAAGGAGATTGAAGCTGTTGTTAAGGGGCAAGGGTGGGTCCGAGGGATTCCTGTTTGGGAATCACTCCATCTATCCACTAAGGCTGGTCCGAACGGACAATCAATGATGGGAGCGATGAGTGATTTACATTTACTTACTGTTGAGATGTTGGATAATATCCGCATCCTGACAGGTGGTAAAGTGAATCACCTGATTGAACAACTTAGACTTTTCAACCTCGATCTTTTCAACAACCATTTTAAAATGAAGCCTAGCGGCTTACTAAGTAAACTTAGTGTTGTCAAAGACAAGGAGGCTAAGGCTAGAATTATTGCAATCCTTGATTATTGGTCACAAACCTCTTTACGACCTCTTCACCTTTCCTTGTTTGGATTGCTGAAGAGAGTAGGAGGAGATTGTACCTTTAACCAAGCATCTTTTGCTCAACACCTACCAGATAAAGGTCCATACTTTTCATATGACCTTAGTGCTGCAACCGATAGGTTTCCTTTGGATTTCCAAAAGATCGTAATCGAGGCAGTTACTGGGTCTAGAGAGTATAGCACATCATGGGGAGAGTTGCTTGCTAACCGAGATTTCTATGTACCGTGGGAAGATAGCCGTGTCAAATACACGTGCGGTCAACCTATGGGTGCATATTCATCTTGGGCAGCTTTCGCTCTTTCTCATCATGTTGTGGTCCGTATTGCGGCTATGAGGGCTGGATTGCTACCCAGCTTCCATAGTTACGCACTGCTCGGCGATGACATTGTTCTTACGAACTCTGACGTCGCGAGAGAATACAGGAACATCCTGAATCTGTTAGGAGTGTCTATCTCTGAAACAAAATCTCATGTATCGATTGATACGTTTGAGTTTGCTAAGAGATGGATACATAGGGGAGAAGAGATGACCGGCGCACCACTCTCTGTTCTATTGGAGTCGCGTAAACTTAAATGGTTTACTGCTGCTCAATGGATCAGGGATGTGGAAGCGAGGTGGTCAGCAAAATACGGTCTTGCGTCCCGGAGTTTGTTTGTCGAACTGTTTGTCTTAAGTGGTGTTAATCGTGGTTATTCAACCAGATTAGCACACAAGGCATTCAGCTTCTACCACCTTCCTGTTAAGGATGAACAATTCAAAGTTAGGTTTGAGAAAGCATTATACTTTGCTCATAACTTTTTCGATGATGTTATTGGTTGTAACCGAGGTAAGTTCGCTCTCACTTTAATGTGGGAGTGGCTTGCCGAGGCAAAAACCAACGTGATAGAGGAGACAATCAAGGAACAAGCCAAGAAGCTAAATACGTTCTTAGCAGAACTATCTAGTCTTAGTGGTTTGCTCCCTGAAGAGTTGGATGCTCAATCAGCACTGAGACTTCTTGTTCCTGTGCAAGTCGTTCTAAATAATTTAGGAGACCTGCAAAGGTCTTTCGAGAAACTTCGTAGAGATTTCACTTCCGGTAGGGAGAGATCCATTGTTATGGATTCCTCTAACTACCAAAGAGCGATTGATCCTACAAAAGTTTGGTCGAAACGTCAGTCACAACTTGTGCTTTATAACAAGGCATCGCTTATCAATAAGTTTTCTAAGATGGCTTCAATTTACGTATATGAAAGGGGCCAATTGTTGGCTCTTCCACATAGTGAGTTCCCTGAAGGGACCTCTGAAGCATCTTTTGAATCTTATACTGATAAGACGATGTAAGTTATAAAGGTTAACCCAAGGATTTAGGATCAGTGATTATAATCACGTCACCCATATTGGAGGTTTGTCGGTAAGGGCTTAGAGCCGTTGACCGACCTGGTTCCAATTCGTTGGGCCAAGCCTTAAGAGAGAGGAACTATACCGTTAGGTCTAGG